AATCCGGAGTGCGGCCGAAGCGAATCCACGATGCAGCCTGCCAGTGCGCGATGCCCTCTTTGTCCGACAGCTCACAGATGCGCGACCACTGGTCATCATCGGACAGAGCATCGAAGCGCTTGCCGTCTGCGATGCATTCGGCGAGCGACGCGCCGCGCGACATCGGCCCGATCGGAGCAACCTTGCGCGGAGCAGCTGCAGGCGCAGCAGACATCGGGCGCGCCGTGTGGCCGAGATCCTTCAACAGCGACTCGAACTTGCCATTGCCGGAGAGATACGCATCGCGCAGCAGAGCCTCCGTCGCCGGCGAGACACTGCGATTGCCGAGCGAAGACTTGACGACGAACGCAGCGCGAGCGCGCTTCTCTGCGAGCAGGGCCGAGCGCAGACGCTTGACCTCGTCGGCAAGCATCGCTTCGTCTGCCTTGTCGAGTTCGTCCTCTGTCTTTTCCATGTCGGCAGCGCGCTGCATCTCTGCAACGGCAGCAGCCTCGATCGCCTCTGCATCTTCGTCTGCAGCGACGGTCTCCATCTCCATCGCCTTGTGCGCCTCTTCGTGAGCTGCGCCGAACAGCTTGCCGATCAGCTCGTCGATAGCAGCCTGCTCCATTCCCTGGTCGGCACAGTATGCCGCAAACTCTGCACTAGTCATCTTCATCGTGTTACCTTCGGAGAGAGAAACGCCGCGCATGTCGGCAACTGGAATCTGCTGCGCCTTGACCTGCGGAATCGTGACGAATGAAACTTCACCGATCGCGAACGGATACGCCGGCGCGCTCTCGCGTTCCGTCGATGCCCAGGCGCGAATGTTCGGAGAGACATAGGGCACTTCGCCATCATCGAACGCTGCGAGCCATCGCGGACTAGTGATGTCCAGTCCGCCATAGATCATGCGTGGCGCGCTCTGCGACAGGCCGTGCGCAGCTGCCTCTGCTTGCGTGAGCACTCGGATGCGGCGCAGGTAGCCTGCGGCCGTGCCGTCTTTCGTGTGCTCGATTGCGATCGCCGGCGCGAAGTCTGTGAGCCATCTTTCGAGCGACGCAACAGCATCGTCGAATGTGAAGCGCAGCAGATCCGGATCCGTTGACTCTGCATCGAAACGCCACTCCATGCCATGCGCGAAGATCGGCCCTTCGGGAATCAACGAAACCCAACGCAGATCGCCATCGTCGCCGAGGGCAACAGAGCGAGTCTTGATCTTGAAGCGAGCGGAGTGCATGCGTCGCAGGATGCAGCAGCGCGAGCATCGTGACTAGATGCTCTGTGTTGACATCGGGCGCGCTTGCGTAGCATACGGCGCGCAAGCGTGGCGTGATCTGCTGCGCTGCTCCGCAATGGTATTCTTTTGGAGGCTGCATGCTCACGAACAGACAACGCGCCATCGTCGACGAACTTCGCAAAGGTCACGCCATCGATGTCCACTTCTCGCCGCGCGAGATCGCAAAGCGCATCGGCATGTTCGGAGATCATGCTGTGCGATTGGAGCTAGGGCGCATGATCATCGATGGAGAAATCTTGTCTGTCATCGATGCGCGAGGCGTGCGGCCGGCGCGATTCAAGCTGCGCAGCTGCGACTGCGTTGCCTGCAAACTCGACTAGGCAATCGGCGAGTAGATCGCGAACCAACCGCAACGGCAACGGCCCACGCCGCCTTTGCACTTCGGATCCGGCAATGGAGGCAGTTTCAACTTGCCGCCGCTCACGAACTTCGCCGGCACTACTTCTTGACCGTCTGCTGCAGCGCAAACATCGCAGCGCTCTTTGTCCGGCACAGACGAACGGATCAGCTTGCTCGGCACCATGCCCTGCGCCTCCGGCGTCGCAGCATAGGTCGATGTGCGCACTGCGCCCTCTAGCACATTGCGCGACTCGAATGCAGACGACGCTAGGCCTTCCATCGTGATGCGCGATGACCAGGTCGACATGTCTGCGCCGCCGAGAATCGCATTCTCGACATCTGTCTGCACACGATTCGCGATTGTTTCGCCGGCCTGCTGCGTTAGTGCTGCAGCTCGTGCAAACTGCGAGTCAGCCTGGCTTGCCATCATCTGCGAGATGCCTGCTGCCGTCTCTGCAGAGACAGCTTCGCCAACGACTGCAGCTCGCTTCGCGCGCTTGGCCTCTTGCGCGACTTCCGATGACAGCGCCGTGCGCAGATTCGCAGCCTCTTCCGTCAACACTTTCTGGTATGCAGACGCATAGTAGTTCCACAGCTCATCTCGCTCGCCAGTTTGCCAACCGTTCGCGAGCGCTTTCTGCACAGCCTTGCGATGCAGCTTGGCAACAGCATCGATCTTCATCTGCGTTTGCAGGTCGAGATTCTTGCGTGCGTCGGCGAGTGCAACCCAAGCGACGACTTGCTCCTCCGGTCGCAGCTCACGATAGGTCACGAACTCGGCAGCGTTCGCATCAAGCACTAGCACGCCTTCGCTGTCGCTGTCGGATAGATCGCCGTGGCCCGTAGCGGAGTCATGCAGGCGCGCTGCGCGTTGATGCGCGCCCGTCGCATAGGCATGCAGCAGAGAGCGACACCACTCGCGACAAGCATCGCCGCCGCGCAACTGGTAGGCATGCCACACAGGGCCGCGCACCTTGAACGATTGCGCCTGCGACACGCGCGGATACTCATCTGCGAAGTAGCGCGCCAGGCGCAAGATGCGCGACCATGCGATGCGCTTGCCTGCTGCTAGGTCACGAGCAACGAGCAGCGCGCCGTTGTCGTTTGTGCGTCCCTTCGTTGCGGCGCGATGCGCATCAAGCGCAGCCTGCGCAGCTGCGCAGACACGGTCCGGCACTGTCACATCCGGATGCTCTGCGAGCGAGGCTGCGAGCCAGATCGCATTGTCGGAATCGCTTTCTGCCATCATCGACTCGCGCGCCTCTGTTGCTGCAGGCGCGAACGCTGCGCTGTCGCCGATCGCGGCCGGCACTTCGATGTTCCCATCGAGCACCACGCTAGGCGCAGCTGCAGGCGCAACAGTTCCGGTAGCAGGCGCAACAGTTCCGGTAGCAGTTCGGGTAGCAGGCGCAGCAGCTACAACGCCGGCCGATGATGCAGATTGTGCGTCGACCATCGCGCGCGCAGATGCCTCCGAAATGCCTGCAGCCTGCAGCAGCAAGATCGCGGCATCGGGCGCGAGCGGCGCAGGATTCGCCTCTGTCTTCGTGAGCGATGCGAGCACTTGCTGCGCGACCTGCAGCGAGCCAACGAGCAGAGGCGCAGGCGCATCCTCTGTCGCTTCCACTTTCTCAACTTCGGGCGCGCCGATGATCTTGCGTGCCCATGATTCGTCGTCCGGTCCCTTCGTGAGCAATCCGGCCTGCACGCCCTGCACATATGCCGCCCATCCATCGAGCCCAGTTGTCATCTCTGCAGAGATCGCGCGCACGATAGGCAGCTTGCCGCGATAGCCATACTGCGCTGCAAGCCATTGGAACATGCCGCGCGAAGCACGCTCAAAAATGCCATTCATCCATGCGACTGCTTTGCGCGATGATGTCGAATCTAGCGTTTCTGCCATCGCGCGCGAGCCAAACTGCGAGATGCCGGCAAGCGGCGCGTTCAACTTCTTTTCGATCTGGCGATCGAGATACTCGAGCTGCGCGATGACATCCGGCGGCGACCCGCTAGGATACTTCATCTCGACATCTACTTGCTTCGGCCGCAACAGATACTTGCGTTGCCCGTCTTGAAACTGCTGCCCGAAAGTGTTGAACGAAGCGATGTCATCTTCGCTCACGCTCGGCTCGTAACTGATGTCTAGAAAGCCCCACGACAACTGGTTATAGATGCCGGCGTTGATCAGCGTTTGTTTCCACAGCTCGAAAGGCTGCAGGCAATCGCGCAAGATGGACCGGCCCTCGAACTCGCCTGCGCCGGCAAAGCCATGCACGACATGCACCAGGTCAACAGCATCGATCTCGTCGTATCCGTTCGGAGTCGAGAAGCGAACGCCGCCGAGCAGATACGCATTCGGGCGCCACAGCATCACTGCGTTGTGCGCGATAGGATACCATTCGACAGCACCACCATCTAGCAAGCGCGGCGTCATCAATCCGAATCCGATGAAAGCATCGAGCAACGGATAGGCCCACAATGCGTTGCTGCCTTCAAGCATGCCATCGTAAACGATCGCATCATCGATGCAGGCCGTGCGGCATAGGTCCATGAATCGTTCCGCATCGGCGTCCGGCTCTGTGCGATGCGGCCAATGGATCTCTTTCGGCAGTGATGCGCCCTCTGTGATAGCCCAGTAAACTGCAGCCGCGATGCCGACATGCGTCTCCATCATCTCGCGATACTTGCCCGCAAGCCCGCCGATGCCGCGCCGGTCCATCGGAATGAACGACAGATTCGGGTCTGCGTCCGGCATGCCTCCGCGAAAGTTTCTAGCGGAGATCAGATTCGTGCCGAGCGCGGCGCGATCGGAAGTGATGACATTGCCTCGTGAGTCTCGAATAGGCGCTACCATACTGTTGACCTCGCACTGTGAGATGTAACGCCGAGCGTCGGCTTGCGACTTGTGACCTGCACGCCGAAGCGCTCGGCACCATACCATGCCAGAGCGTGCGCACAAACGCAGTCATCGTGCATGCTCGATGGAGCGCCATAGACGACACGGCCGGCGCGCACATCGTATTCAAACGCTTCTAGCTCTGCTCGATGCGGACCGTCTAGCACAGTCGTCCGGCCCTGCTGCAACGCCAGGGCGAGGCCTTCCATGATCCCTTGCTTTGATGCATTCGAGAAGATGAATGGCTCGCAGTAGATTCGCGCAGCTGTGATCTGCTCGCCGACTGCATCGCCCACGCCAGTCGCATCGTAAACGACACAGGCCTTTGATGCCTTGCCAACGATGCGCAGCAGCTGCTCGATCAGCGCGCCATAGGACAGGCCGTGCCATCGATGCAGCTGCGCGACATATCTGTTGCGATCTAGTCCAACGAGCACAGCGAAGTCTCGTTTGCGCGCGATGTCTAAACCCCACACTGCGACAGGCGCGCCGGATGCCTTGCCGTTGCACAGCTCTGTGCATGCGCGGATTGCGTCAACGCCAAACGGATTCGCGCCATCGTCTGCAGGCTCGCAGTAGTAGAGCTCACGAAAGATCGCATGCGGCAACGAGCGCTCTGCTGCGTCGACATCGGACTGCGCAAAGACGCCGGCCGCAACAGCATCATCGGCAGTCAAGCGCTGATAGGCAAAGCCCTTCTCGCCGGACTCGCCGCGCCTGCTCCACTGGTAGTGTCGATTACTACGGCCGCGCACATTGCCGATCAGACGCATCGGGCCGCGCGTGACAGTCGTTGTCGAATAGACAGCATCGACTGCATCATCTTTCATTCGCGATGCTTCATCGAGCACGGCACTCGAGACGGCCGAGCCATAGAGATTGTCCGGCTTGTCTGCGCTGCGAAACGACCATCGCCGTTCGCCTGGTCCGATGATCGTGCGTTCGGAGAGCAGCTGCCGAAAGCCTGGCACGCCGCGCAGCAGCTTCCATGCCTCGCGATAGGCCATCTCGCTCTGCGAGAATACGGGAGCAACCCACCAATGCTCGCCGTCTGCAGGGCCGCGCATCATCTGCCCGATCTGCCACACGATGCAGCCTAGCGTCTTGCCTGCCTTCGTCGTGCTCTCGATGCAGACGATGCGGCGAGGATCGCACACGGCCGCACGCTGCGCCCGATAGAGCGGAGGCAGATTGAACGGCACCAGGGCATCACTCATCTGCGCTGTTCGGATCTGTTGCATGCAGCTCGCCGATGCGATCGACGACCGGAATCGTCACATCGAATCGCACTGCTTTGCCGGCGCTCGTGATGTCGACCTCTTTGCGCGTCGCTGCATCGAGGCCGAGCAGCTTGGCTCTGCGCTCCTCTATGCGCAGCACTGTGTCGACAGCGCGCTCGTTGCCGTTGCGGACCTTCTCCCATAACGCCACAAGCATGCGATCTAGGCGCGCGATCTGCTCGGCAGTGGCGATCGCTGCGACCTCGTGCGTTGCAGCTGTTGCGTCTTCACGAGCACGCGCGAGCATGCGCGAGACGATGCTCTGCGACAGACCTAGCTTGCTGCCGATCTGCTGCTGCGTTAGGCCTGCAATGCGCAGCTCCCATGCGCGACGCCGGAACTCGATGCGCTGCTCGCGCGTGAAACTCACGACAGCAACTCGGGCGTGTTACCTGTCGCGCGATGCCATCGCTCGATTGCCACAGCTGCATACGCCGGCGCGATTTCGATGGCGCGACATGACAGGCCTGCCATCTCGCAAGCGATCATCGTCGTGCCGCTCCCATTGAAAGGCTCGAATACGATGCGCGTGCCTTTGTGCGACAAGCGATCGAGAAAGCGGCACCAGACGGACAACGGTTTCGGACAGCTGTGATCGAGTTCCCTGCGCAGCTCTGCATCTTCGCGAGACATCAAAGCGTTGATCGCATCCGGATGGCATCCCTCGCCGTGCGCGAGTTTCGGATCTGCGCCATAGGCAAGCACTGGTTGCCATCCTGTGAAACCCCACGGACCTCGCCCAGTGCCCACGCCATAATACCAACATAGCACCCACGCCGGCGCAGGGTAGAGCCACAGTTGCGGCACGCCAGGCGTGAGCGCAACGACATCGCAACGATCGCGCGCAATGGGCAGGAACTTCGCGATCAGCTCGACAAGCGCAGCGCGCGAATCGTTGTGCGTATCGTAATCGAAATCAACGCCATAGGGAGGATCAGTGAAGCAAAGATCAGCGCGCTCGCCATCGAGCACACGATCGACATTCTCTGCGATCGTGCAGTCGCCGACTAGCAGCCGATGCTTGCCCAGTTGCCACAGCTGCCCATGCTCGACTTGCCACTTCTCGCGCAGCTCGTTGCGATTGCCTTCGTCGACTTCGACATCTTCGATTGCTGTGATCGGCTCGAGTTCCGGAATCGCATCAAAGCCTGCAAGCGAGATGTCGAATCCGTCATCGCGAATGGAGCGCAGCTCCTCTGCGAGCATCGCATCGTCCCATCCGGCCTGCAGCGCGAGCTGATTATCGGCGAGCACATAGGCGCGCCGTGCTGTGTCGCTCCATCCGGACACATCAATGCAGGGCACGCAGCCGGCCGGCACATCTTCGCCGCTAGGCAGATGCAGCACGCGGCCCTGGCCATAGAGCAGGCGCGCAGCAGCGAGACGCCCGTGGCCTGCGACAATGCCTTTCGCATCGGCGAGAATCGGATTCGTCCAACCCCATTCGACGATCGACGCCGCGATCTGTGCGACCTGGGCATCGCTGTGCGTCCGCGCGTTGCGAGCATAGGGCAACAGCTGCGAGATCGGAACGAACGCCGAAGGTATGTCGCGCGAGAGATGCGGCGAATCGGGCGCGCC